CTGTTCTCATTTCTTTAGTTTTTTAAGTTCATTTTGGATTAACATTCTTTCGTATTCTTCTCTTTCAGCAGCATCAAATTCGTTATTTCTATTGTACTTTTTGATTCTGAAATCTGATAAGTAAAGTTGATGCTCTAGTTCTTTGATTCTCTCGTTCATCTGTTTTGTTGTTTAAGTATAAAATAATAATTTTCTGCAACGTCTATAGCTAGTGTTATTTGATTAGCACTATCCCAATCGCCTTCTTGAATGTAATAGGCTTTGATTGTTTCTAGTTCTTTGATTGTATCATTCATAACTCAAATGATTTAATCTCGTTAATAACTCTGAAATAACTAGTCATAATTCTCTTTGTAACAACCATTTGAAACTCGATTACTAAATCTGATTTTGGCTTGAATCCATTAGGTGCAGCAATTTCTACATTATACCTGCACATTGAATCGTACTTTTGATTTGATTGTTCTGCTAAATCTAGCAAGTCGATTGCTTGATTAGTTAGCTTTGTAATTTGTTTAATGTTTTTCATTTTGTTTTGTTTTTAAAGGTTAAAATTATAGAGGAATTTCACCCCCGTTGTTTTAAATTGAATAATCTAAATATTTGTAATCATTTTTAAAATTTACTTTCATAAATTCTTTTATTTCTTTTACAGAAAAATCATTATCAATTAACAATTTTGCAAAATCAAAAGCTAATAAAAAAGATTTACTTTCTTTTGCTTTATTAAATTTATTTAAAGTTGTTTCTGAAAAATCTGTTGTTTTAATTGGTTAAATTGCGACAGTTAAATCCCAAATCATAATTTCTTGTTTTGCAAAGTTCCAATCGTTCTTTAATGTTTGTGATTGACTTAATATTTTTTCAAAATCTAATTCAGTAAATAAAGCAAATGCAATAGCAAAACTTGTTGATTTTTCTCTTTCAAAATTACTTTTACTCATATCTTTACAAATAGATTTTAGTTCAGTCTTACTCATTTTAGAAAATTTTTCAATTTGAATAATCATTTTTTCTAATCGTTGAATTTTATGGCTTTCATCTTGTGCTTCAATACAATTTTTAACTTTTAAAATTAAAAATTCTCCCGTTTTAATTTGTGTTTTCATAATGTTTTGTTTTAAATTCGTTTTACCGTTTTGATATATGCAAATATATGTACAATGTTTATATCTACAATACTTTTTAACAATTATTTTTCATTTATTTTTAAGAAGTCAATGTTTACAAGGCTTTCAAGATGTAAAAAAATACTTAATTAAGGATATAAACTTAAAAACTTTACAAAATATCAGCTTATAATTTTACAAAATGTTATTTATAACGTTTAATTAAGATAAATATTTTCTACTATAGATGGATATAATACTGCTTGAAGTATACTATACTGCACTTTTAAGTGTTTTTAACGTTTATTAAGTGTTATTCTCCTTCACAAGTGTACTATACTGCACTTTAGGCACAAAAAAAAGGAGGCTATTACACCTCCTTAATCAATCCAAACCTAAACAAAACAAAAATTTTAACTCTGCAAATATATTAATTATTATAACTCCATCAACTCATTTATGCAAGTTTTTCCGTTTATTATTACTGCACAACCTATAATAGGTTTCTTTCCTGCTTTAGCATAAGCCATAGCATACGCATCGTGATTTATTCCACAACCTACTTGAGTTCCGAATATCTTAAAGTTAGCACCTGCAAACCATTCTGTATAACATTGCGTGTGTAAGTGACCTTGAACTGTTGACATCATATCAGCACGACATTTAGCTTTAGCAGTACCTGCTTCACCGTGTATGTATTGAACGTTGTCTATTACTACTCTTTCTGTAAAGTTCCAATTAGGCACTTCTAATACTTCTTTATATGCTTTAATCCATCTTCTTGGAACTGCTCCAGTTTGTGCTTTACGCATTATTAATCTATCGTGATTACCAATGGTGACATCTGCTTTAGGAAATGCTTTATACCAATTTGCTATCTTCTCAATAGCTAAATCTAATTCTTCTCCTCCTGACATTCCATCTACATCTGTTTCGTGATAAGACGAATAATGATTATCAATAACATCACCAATAAATACTACTTTATTACAATTATGTTTATTATATATTTCAATACAGAAATCAAGATAACCATCTAAACAAAATGGCTCGTGTAAATCTCCAATGCATAACACTCGTGTTTCATTCTTTATTCCTCTATATTGTTTAATTATTTCAAATTCATCGGGCTTCAATCTTATTCTATTATTCGACATTGTTATGTGTTTTAGGTAAATATTTTGTCTAGTTTTTTAAGTAATAAACGTGACATTTTGTAATAAAAAAACCTACTGATTAGTAGGTCTAAATGTTTTGATATAATCATTGGCTCTATTTAACCAACCTTTCAAAAACTTATTATTCGTTTTTCCAACTGCTCCGATAGACTTAAAAAAAGCTATTCTTAATCTCATCAACTCATCAAATAATTCAACATCGTTACAACTATTCGCAGCTTCAATAGTTCTCATTCCAACCTTACCATCAACAGTAACTTGTTTGCCTAACTTATTCAATGCAGTTTGTAGTGTGATTCCTGCTCTTGCACTTCCACTTCCCCAAGCCATACCAGTTACAATTACTGCAACTGAAAAGCATTTATAGTCATCTCCTTTGACCGAATCCCAGTACAAACCTTTGAACACTCTAAACCAATCTTCATTATTCATTGCAAAGAATCTAGCATCGTTGTCTTTGCCGAATTCACTTTTCCAAACTGCATAAGTAATACCTACGTTTGTATGCCATCCTGACTTACCGTTAAATGTTGTTGGACAAGGATGCTTTGATGCACTATCTGATACATCTCTAGATAGTCCACCTTCCCACTTCTTAGTAAAAGCAATATAGTCATTAATTGTTTTCATATTGTTTTATTTAAATTTAAACAAAAGTACAATTAATAAGATAAGAAATGCAATTACACCAAGAAATCTAAAGTTAAAAGCAAAACCTTTTCTTTTATCGTTTTTAATCGTTTTAACGGCTTCTTTATACTTGTACTTTGTATTGTACTTAATTAGCTTTAAAGTGTCTCTAATCGTTTTATACTTATATCTAATCTCATATCTTGTTAATGGTGCTTCTAACTCAGGACATTTTACAGAAACTTCACGGTAAATAATTGAATCTTTGCCATCTTTACCTTTAACAATTGTGTTTACAGTAACTATAGTAGTGTCGCATATTATTTTACCACCTTTTTCAATGAATTTTCTTTGATGAAATTTCGCTGAACAAGAAATTAAAAAGAATAAATAGATAGACATTAGAAACATAAATACCAATGTCGCTAAATGTGTGTAGTTTATTTTCATAATGTATAGATAATTCGTTTTTTTATACTTGATTGTATAATATATTAGCTAAAATGTACATAATTTGTGACAAAAGTATAATATATTAGCTATGAATCTTTTTGCTAAATGCATCTGAAATCTTGCTACCTACTGCAACCGATAAGAAACCAAAGAATACTTCAGAATTATAACCACGCACACAGAAATCTATTAAGCCAACAAGCACACATATAGAAAAAGAAGTAAACATTGTAAGCGAAGTTCTTGACCATTTACCATCCTTTTTTAAAGTATCACGAAATAACTCTTTTATTTTTTCTTTCATTTGGAAGAATTGCAACTAATTTCTCTTTTATTAATATCTCACTTCTATGTGTAGATGCTTGTTTAATTTCTTGCCTATCGTTTAAACAAGAGAATAGTCTTTCTTCAACTGCAGACAATCTACTGTTCATCCAAATTAAAGCAATCACAGTCATTCCTAAAGCACCGTGTTTTTTGATAGTTTCTAAAATTTCAAGCATTGTGGTTTATTTATAAAAAAAGTATTGAATCGTTAAATCCTTGTGTTTGTTGTACTGCAGGTCTGATGTCTGAATCACGATTTAACTGTGAAATGAAGTTTGGAAACAAGTCTCTATTAGTGTCAAGATACTTCCATAAACGTGATTCATAAAAACTAGCTTTTTGTGCGTAATGGTCTTGAACAAAGTTAACTTCGCTTTGATTTACGTTATTTGAATAGTCACCATTTTGCGTTTGAATTCCTTTATTTTTAAGTTGGTAAGATAAACCGAAAGCAGCATCTTCTGCACTTCGCCAAGCAATCGCAGGTTGAATGTAAGTAACTAATTCTTCTTCGTCAACTGTTAACGTTTGGTCGTTGTATGCAGTCAAGATATAAGTATAGAAATAAGTACCTAGAATCGGCATTATTCTCATATCACTTTGAGTCTTGATGAAAGGCACAATATTGTTGACATCAATATTCGCAGTAATTGGTGTTTGCGTTTTTAAATAGTTTTCTGTTACAAAGTAAATCATAGTGCAGGAGTTGAGGAAGTTGAATCTTTAGCTACATCACCACCATCTACTGGAGGCAAACTTGCTAATTTACGAATTTCGTTTTGTGTCATTGAATCAAGGACTTTGTTAGCTACTAAAGGAGACATAGCATTCAATGCATCTGAAGTAGCTGAAGAACTTACGTCTAATTCTACAATTGTTTCATTAACAATTTGAAAGTTATTGATAATTAATTTTGCATTGATGTTACAGATAACTAAAATATCGTTAAAGATTTCTTCTACTGAATTTCGCAATGGAATGATACTATTCTTTTCAAATATCACATAAGACTGTTTGATGTCGCTGCCACTTCCTAATTTACCACTTACACGAATTCCCATTAGTATAGGGTCAATAATATGTGCCTGACAAATCTTAGAATCTATGCTTTCTGTAGTAACTTGAAACAAGCCATCGTTTGAATTAGTAGGTATTGCTTCAATTGTTGGCAGTGATTCCTTATTATTAGCGAAGAATGCGATAGCTTTTCCTGCATTTGTAGCACCTTTTGCCCTATCAATAGTAGTTTTTATGTTCTGCTTTTCTTCTTCATTCTGTGGTTTCTTTGGAAACATCATAGCAAACGATGGAAAGATACTATTTTGAATGTTAGACTTTTGCAAATAAGACATTTCACCATCTAAAAAAGCCCAATTCATACAAGAAGAATACTGTGGTAATGTGTAAACGTCTTGACCTACTGAATAGTCTTCATAACAGTATAGGAATTCACGTTCTTTGGTGTTGAATTTATAAGGACAAATGGTCTGAATATTTATCTGTGTACTCCAATCATCACA